TTTGTAGCAGACGAAGCTGCAGCCACACGACTTACTAGAGCTGTAGAAAATCTAGGTATTGGTTTTGCTAATCCCGAAATTGCGGACTTTATTGGCAAATTGGAAAAATCAGCAGCAATTGCAGATGATATTCTCCGTCCAGCGTTTCAGGGTCTATTGACCACGACTGGGTCATTGACTCAATCGCAAAAACTTCTTGGCGATGCCATTACGATTAGTCGTGCATCAGGAATTGATTTAGCTACTGTTACCGATGATTTAGGTAAGGGCTATATTGGAATTACTAAAGGTCTTACAAAATACAATACAGGACTCTCCAAAGCAGAACTACAGTCCAAATCTTTTTCTGACATTTTAGGAATCCTATTAAAACGATCAGCAGGAGCAGCAGAAGATTATCTAGGTACTACAGCTTACAAGTTTGATGTTTTGACTGTCGCTAGTTCTAATGCTTCTGAAATTATTGGCGGCGGCCTAGTAGATGCCTTTGCCCTTATTGGTGGGGGTACTGATGCCTCAGATGCAGCTTATGTTATTGAATCAATTGCTACTGCACTCGCCAATGTAACAAGGCAATCAGGTCGAACAATTGGTGCTATCCCAACTCTCATTAAGAATCTAAAAAACCTTCCTAGTCAGATTTTTGCAGGGTTTGCTGGAAAACAATTTGGAGTAAATGTTGTACCTTCCACTAAAAAAGAAGAAACAAAATTAACTCTTACGGAAAAGAAGCAAAAAGAACTTCTTGCTAAACTTGAAATAGAAGCATTAAAAAGAGAAAAAGAAAGACTTAATCTAAAGAATAAACAAGTGGCCGCTGAGAAATTGCGCATTGCACTTGCAAAAGCCGACATTGCTCTTGGTAAAGGTAAAGACCTTTTTGACAATGAGGCTATTTCATTAAACGCAGCCATGATCAACCAAGCTGAGCAGCTAGGCCAGACACAAAACGCAGCAGCGGCAGCAATGATTATTGCGGATATGCAACGCCTCAAAATCAAGCAAGACATAATCGCACTAGAAGATGCTATTGCTTCAAAAGATACAGCTCGCATTGAAGCTGCCACTAAAATACTTAATGCCGATATTGGAATTCTTGGTGCTTTAACAGGTCAAAACAATAAAGTGATTGATATCAAATCAATTCTTGATAGCATGAAATCTACTGATCTTATTAACCTAGCAAATCTTGAGGCTGCATTGGCACTTTTGGCTAAGTTTAAGTTTCCAACCTTGGGTATGCCAAGTAGCGGAGATACGACTAAACCAAAAAATCCTTTTGAAGGTCAGCCAGTATTAACTAAATTAACAGGCAAAGAATCTATAGACGCTATTTTGGAATACTCAGATGCCGTTACAACTTTAGCCAATGTTATGGCAGATACTTTAGATGCACAAAATTATGCAGACTTTTTATCGTTAGTCGAATATCAAAAGAAATTAGGCGATTTTGGCGGATATAGTAAGACCATGAATCAAGGCGCAGGCTACGGGGCTGGCAATGTAGTAGTCACAATTGTAGATAATACAAGTGGTCTTATCGAAGTTGTGCAAAATGCCGTTATTGAAAATAATCGAAATGGCAACAGCACACAATACGCTGGAGCAATTTAATGGCAGTACCAACACTTAGCGCGATTATTAACTTTTCACAAGGGCCATCTTTTACGCAGACAATGACTCTTGATTCAGGACTTCTTGGCACAAATATTCTTGGCGATTCAGCGGCAGTTATTGTCGATGTTTCTAATCAAATCAATATGGTTTCTACTTCGCGTGGTCGCAATGCGCAGGCTGACCAATTTCAAACTGGCACATTGACCTTGCGCCTAATTGATGAGTCAGGCACATTCAATCCCCAAAACCCATCATCTCCCTACTATCAGCTTCTTACTCCAATGCGTAAAGTGCAAATAAGTGCAAACTGGAACAGCGTCAATTATCCAATTTTTAGTGGTTACATTACGAGTTACACAACAACACAACCAGAAGCAAGTGCTAATGAAGTCGCTTACACTGTTATTACAGCCGTTGATGCTTTTCGATTATTCCAAAATGCGCAGATTGCTACAGTCAGCACAGCAGTAACTAATGAATTATCAGGCGCAAGAATCAATGCCATTCTTGACACAATCTCATGGCCTAGTTCCTTACGCGATGTGGATGCTGGATTAACTCAAATGGCCGCTGATCCTGCAACTGCTAGAACTGCCCTTGCAGCTATGCAGAATGTAGAGATGAGCGAGTATGGCAGTTTCTATGTTTCGGCGGGTGGGTTTGCAACATTTCAAGACAGATCAGTTACTACAGCGGGTTCAGGGGCAAGTCCAGTAGTCTTTAATGACAACGGGACAGGCATTGGCTATTTTAACGCTGTATGGCGTTTAGACGACACGCTGATTTACAACTCAGCTCAAATAACTAGGACTGGTGGAACAACTCAGACTGCGAGCGATGCCGCCTCTATTGCGAAATACTTCTTGCACAGCTACAACCAACAAAACCTGCTTATGACTACAGATGCCATTGCCCTGCAATATGCACAATCCTATGTGGCTAGTCGTCAAGAAACAAGCATTCGATGCGATGCAATTGAGCTTGACCTTTACACTAATGATTATGATGCAGGCATTCTTGCTGCCTTAGATTTGGACTTTTTTGACCCAATATCTATTACTACAACTCAGCCTGCTGGATCAACCCTATCAAAGACATTGCAGGTTTTTGGTGTTAAAATGGACATAGGAGTTAATCGTTGGAAAGTTGTCCTGACTACGCTCGAACCCATCATTGATGGATTTGTGCTAGATAGCTCAATTTATGGATTACTTGATACAGGCGTATTAACCTACTAAGGAGAAAAGATGGCAAAACAAACCTTCACCACTGGACAGATTCTGACTGCTGCCCAAATGACATCACTTCAACAGACTGCGTTAGGTGGTGGATCAACAACTGCTAAAACTACCAGTTACACATTGGTGGCAGCAGATGCTGGCACAGTCGTACAAATGAACAGCGCAAGTGCCACAACCATTACAGTTAATACTGGTTTGTTTGCAGCTGGTGACACTGTCCAGATTCAGAATGTGGGAGCAGGTGTCTGCACAGTTACGGCAGGCACAGCGACAGTTAGCACAAGCTCAGTCCTAACCTTGCAGCAATACGATGCTGGCAGCCTTTATTTTAACTCAACAAGTGCGGCCATATTCTTTGCCTCAGATGCAGCCAATAGCCCACTTACTACTAAAGGTGATCTATTTACTTACTCAACAGCCGATACCCGCCTAGCGGTAGGCAACAACGGCGAGACACTTGTAGCAGATAGTTCCACTTCAACAGGTTTGCGCTATCAAGGTTCAATGGCTGCTGGAAAGAACATCTTGATAAATGGTGGCTTTGACATTTGGCAACGCGGTACATCTAGCGCGACACAAGGTGCATACACAACCGCAGACCGCTGGTGGATGAACGCAGCAAGCACAACATTTTCACAAGAAACCACAACAGTTCCTGCAGGCGTTCGTTACGCGCTAAAGGCTTTAACAAGTGGCACAACAACAGTTCAATTCCGTCAAGCCATTGAAACAATGAACGCAATTCAGTTTGCTGGAAAAACAGTAGTGCTATCAGGTGAGTACCAAGCCTCGACAACCACGACAATTCAAACAAAACTTTTTTATTCAACTTCAGTTGATGTCGCAGTTTCAGGTTCTTGGACAGAAATTACTGCGACAACAGGCGGAAGCGTTAGCGCAGTTAGCGGAAGTTATACCAAGTCATCCTCTGTTTTTGCCGTCCCATCAACTGCAAAGTCACTAATGGTTTTGTTTGATACTGGTTCGGTTGCTTCAGCAGTAAGCCTTTATTATGGAAAAATTCAACTTGAATTAGGTTCAGTCGCGACTGAATTTGAACGCGCTGGCGGAACAATCCAAGGAGAATTAGCCGCTTGTCAGCGTTACTACTACCGAGCAGTAACAAACGGAACAAGCACAAGTTGGTTCTCTAATGGTTTTGCTTACAGCACAACGCGATTCCTTGCACTTGTTAAATTACCTGTACAAATGCGAGTAAATCCAACATCTATTGAAACCTCAGGAACGGCAGCAGATTACAAAGCACTATCGGGGGCAACTAACGCAACCGCAACATCTGTGCCAACGCTAGACACGGCCAACTGGGACAACACTTTATTGAATATGAACACAACAGGATTAACCGCTGGACAAGGCGGTGTTTTCGGTGCAAACACTACTAACAATGCCTACATAGGCTTTAACGCGGAGTTGTAAAATGACAATAACAGAATATGAAAACTCAAACGGCGAACCAATGGTTCTTATTCTTGATGAGGCAAACAACAAAGCCGAGTCAATGACAAAGGCTGAGTATGACCGCAGAGAAGCAGAAGCGGCACTATCCACACCGATGGTGACTGATGAAACCACAGCTAAGTAAAGCTGCTATTCAGTTACGAGAGCAGATAGATGATTCCTTCCCAGATCGTGACAGGGCATCGGATGGTTGGGTCGGTGATACCCGACACGCTGCTCGCAAGTCTGATCATAATCCAGATGAGCAGGGTTGGGTTCGTGCCATTGACATTGACGCAGACCTTTTTGGTGCAGGAGTCAAGCCGCACATCATGCCAGACCTTGCAGATCAGCTTCGAATCATTTGCAAGTCTAAAGCAGAAAAGCGCATTTCGTACATTATATTTAACGGCAGGATTGCGTCTTCCGTCCTTAACTGGAAGTGGCGTAACTACACAGGGGCTAACAAACACCTTCACCACATGCATGTCAGTTTTAAGAAAGAAGCTGACTTACTGGGTGAGTTTTTTCAAATACCTATGTTAGGCGGAAAATAATGAATGAACTAAAGACAGCAGCAGGTTCTTGGGCTAGAGCCTTTTTAGTAGCAGTTATCTCAATGGCAGCTGCTGGGGTCACAGACCCTAAAGCTCTTATTGCAGCAGGCGTTGCTTCTATACTTCCACCAGTCTTGCGATACTTATCGCCTAATGATCCTGCACTTGGATTCAAAAAGTGACGCAAACAGACTTCTTTACTTTCTATCTATCAACCCTTGGAGTCATTGGCGGTCTTGCTGGTTATGTGATTACGCATCTCTTGTCTGAGATTAAAAGACTCAACTCGCGGGTTGATGAAATCTATAACATCTTACTAGACAGGTAACATTGTGCTATGGCAAGAAAAGCAACTAGGGCATTAGAGGATCAAGGCTACTCAAAACTTGATGCTTATTGCATTGGGATTTATGAGTATTTTCAATCATTAAAAAAGGCTGGCTTTAAGGAAGATATAGCCCTGTTTATGATTACTGAACCTCAATCTTATCCTGCTTGGATATTGCCAGACCCAGTCGATCCAAATAAGTTCGGCGATTACGCGGATGAGGATGATGATTAAAAAGCGATATCTGGTGATATCAGATTTACAAATCCCATACCACCACGAGCAAGCTGTGAAGAATCTTATCAAGTTAGTAAAACGGGAAAAGTTTGACCTCATCCTTAACACAGGCGATGAGCTAGATATGCAGTCACAGTCGCGTTGGGCGCAAGGTACTAAGTTAGAGTGGGAAGGTACGCTAGATGCTGACAGAAGCCTTGCGCAGGATATTCTCTATGAACTCGGCACAACAGATGTCACTAGAAGCAACCACACGGATAGGCTCTACCATACGCTACTACGAGCACCTAGCCTCATCGGATTGCCCGAGCTTGAATACTCCAAGTTTATGGACTTCAACGGGCTTGGAATCAGATTTCATAAAAGACCATTCGAATTTCACAAGGGATGGGTCTTAGTTCATGGTGACGAAGGATCAATGAACTCTAATGCTGGACTTACAGCTCTAGGTCTGGCTAAGAAGTTCGGCAAGTCTGTAGTCTGTGGTCACACGCACAGGGCAGGCATTAGTGCCTTCACAGAGGGCATAGGAGCCTCATACAGGACTTTGTGGGGCTTAGAGGCAGGAAATGTCATGGACAAGAAGAAAGCCTCTTATTTGAAGGCTGGAAGCGCGAATTGGCAGATGTCTGTTGCAGTCATTGAAACCTACGCAGACCGAGTTTCTCCCATGCTTGTGCCTATAAATAAGGATGGCTCATTCACCTTGTACGGAAAGTTGTACGCCTAGAAATCGTTATCATTTCGTTACCTAAAATCAGGTAACTGACCAGTTACCTATGCAACACTAATCCTGTAGCCAATCAAGGGCATTGGCACAGATAGGTACAGATCATGGCAACAATAGAGATATACGAAAGTGCAGTAACTACAAATCAAGTCTTGTATTGCATTTATTGCGATGGACAGGTCACAAATCAAACTCATTGCGTCCCCTGCAATGAATACAAGAGTGTTGTCACACTAGCTCAGTATGTTGAGTTTAATGGACATTACCCACGCATCAAGGCGGTCAAATAATGACAATCACAGCTAGAGACTTTGACAATTTGACAGACACTGTGATGGGTTGGAAAGGCAATGGATGGGAATTGCAAGGCGAAAGATTCGCCGACAATCCTAAACATGATTGGGCGGTAATTTGCTGGTATGACTCCATTGTTAGCATGATTATGGCTCGCACATTCCTTGAAAAGGGTGACTATGCCTTCCAACAATCTTATGATCACAACTTGGAATCATGGGTACTTTTGACCAATTATGATTCATTTAATATGGCGGTGTCAGTATGAGCAATAATGACAAGCTGCTGACTATTTGCATTATTGGCTCTACATTAAGTTTTGTGTGGATGGCTATAGAATCCTACAAACAAGGCTTTGAACGCGGTTTGCGTGAAGGCTGGCATCGAGGGCGAGCCGTTAATCGCCAAGAGTTCTGGATGGAATAAATGAAACATGGAGAAATACTTAGTCATGCCACTGATCTATACAAAGACAGAGGACTCTCTTACGGCCACCCAAGTGACAATATGGCACGAGCCGCACGACTTATCAGTGCATACCTTGAAATGCCAGTGGAAGATTACCAAGTCGCAGTTATCTTATCGCTGGTCAAAATTGCCAGAACCATTGAAGATGGATCAAGAGTCGATTCATGGATTGATGGAGCCAGTTATCTAGCTATTGCTGGACAACTACAGACAGAGGAGAATGAACTCTATGTTTAACTTATCCGATTACGAACCAGTAGAGGTGAGACTTGAAAAGTTTATTAAAGACCATCCAGATTTTCGCATTAGCACTGAGTTGGAAGTTGTGGAAGCTAGTCGATATATTGTTAAGGCTTATCTCTTTAAGACTAGCCAAGATAGCATCGCGTGGGCAACGGGGTACGCTGAAGAAACAGTTAGCACTCGCGGGGTCAATCAAACTTCTGCATTGGAGAATTGCGAGACATCTGCAATTGGCCGAGCACTTGCAAATGCGGGTTATGCTCCTAAAGGAAAGCGTCCTAGCCGCGAAGAAATGAAAAAGGTAGCACCTAATCATCCAGCATTAGCAGTTGTGCCTGACCCAATTGATATAGATTATTGGAATACATCTTTTAAGGATCAAGCAGTCATTTCTGAGATTGTCAATACTGAATTAGATATTCCATCATGTGTTCATGGTGCAATGTTATGGCAAACAGGAGTAAGTCAAAAGAACGGAAAAGAATGGGCGCGTATGACATGCCAGTCTAAGGGGCAGACTGGTGGCATGGATCAGTGTCCGCCAATTTGGTACAACATCGGAAGTGATGGCAAATGGAAACCCCAGAAAGTGAGGGTATAATGGGATTTGCAGAGATTCACACAGCTGATGGATGGGTCAATGTTGAGGACATTCCTATGATTGACACAGTCAATTGTCAATTATGTAATGAACCAACGCAGGCTTCTGACATTACAATTACTGCAAGAATTGTTGAAGGTGTAGTGGTTGCAGGCACTTGGTCTTGTAAGAAGTGTAAAGCAGTCAATGGATAAGGAAGATTTAATTACTTATTTAACCTTGGCTTTATTCATTGGAGCAGTTGCAATGGGATACATGGCTGGAATGAATCATTAGTCAGCACAGAAAGCATAGAGGGTTTCGCACAGAGCGAGTTGTAGCTGAGTACCTATCGACTCAGTGGCAAGGCGCATGTGTGGGAAGGGGTAGTGGCAAGGATATTGTCAATGTGCCATTCGATGTTGAGGTCAAAGCCCGCGCTGGATTTCAACCACTTGCGTACATAAAGCAATTAAAGGCTCGTACATCCCATTCGGGGGAATTGGGATTTGGGGTTATACGGCTAAATGGGCAGGGAGAAGATGCTGGTGAATATGCTTGCATCATCCGATTAGCTGATCTCTTGCCACTACTCATATTAAAATACGGACACTTAGATAAAGAGCCTAAAGAGACTGACATCGAGCGATGCAGCTGTGGTTCATGGATGATTGGGAGATGCCTTACATGCCAGCCTACGATTACAAATGCGGAAGATGCGGATTAAAGAATGAGCTGCATCATGGCTGGCATGATCGTCCAACAGTGTTATGCACTTATTGCAATGAACCAATGGTTAAAATGATTACTCCAGTGGGTGCAATCTTCAAAGGTACTGGATGGGGCAAAGATAAATGAAATTAGTATTAGACCCAGCATCAAGCATGAGATCGTTCTATTTTGACAAGAAGGATGAGCGAGTGTTATTTGGTGATATACGCGAGAAAGAAACACATCTGCTGACTAATGGCCAGACTATCCATATCGAGCCAGATGAAGTGATGGACTTTAGATCAATTCCTTATCGAGATAAATCATTCCAAGCAGTTATCTTTGACCCACCACATCTGCTTAATCTAAGTGAGAAGTCATGGATGCGTAAAAAGTATGGCGTGTTGAACAAAGAAACATGGAAAGATGATATAAGTCAAGGCTTTAGCGAATGCTTTAGGGTATTAAAGACTAATGGCACACTGATATTCAAGTGGAATGAAACATCTATATTACTTAAAGACATACTACAACTTACAGATCAGAAGCCTTTATTGGGTCATCCATCGGGTAAAAGAATGGGTACTCATTGGGTGTTGTTTATTAAATAAGTTATTAACATCTGTGGATAAGTAGGGGCAGAACTTCACTTTACGCTTAGTTAGGAGCATAGTTATGCACATCTTGACACGATATGGTACGCTAACGGCGCAGAGCCTCTCAAAGGCTCACCGCAAGCCCTTCAGGGGCGTAGCTTGCGGGGTGCTAGTAGCTATTGGGATAGCTCTATTGCTAGTGCCTAAAGCAGGTAGCTCTGAATCAGTGCAACAAAAAGAATATATAAATTACAAGACTTATTCGCTATATTTATTAGACTTTAACTATAAAGAATATAACTGCTTATTAAAGTTATATGGCAAAGAATCAGCATGGAATCCATTAGCTTCTAATGGCTCACATTATGGAATACCACAGGGTAAAAGTGAGTGGTTAAGAGATCAAGATGGTTGGACTCAGGTAATATGGGGTCTTGACTACATAGGCCACAGGTATGGTGAGCCTTGCATTGCATTAGATCATTGGAGAAAGTTCGGTTGGCATTAAAGAGTAATGACCCAAGAGCTACATCAAAATGGAAAGCATTCAGGTTAGCCGTACTTCATCGGGATAACTACACCTGCTATTACTGTGGCAGTGATGAGTACCCAACTGTAGATCACATCATCCCAATATCAGCAGCACCAGAGCTGGCATTTTCATTTGAGAATTGTGTCACTGCCTGCCGTAGATGCAACAGTTCAAAGGGTTCGCGCAATCAAGCGTCTTTTTTAGCATCAACTTCTACCCCCTCTGCCTTTCCTGCCTGTCCGTCCCCGACACAGTCCGAGCCGATGCTGGACAGTCCCTTTAAGACCCGTCCTAAGCCGATAGGCTAACGATCATGACCAAGATGAATAAGAAGCTGAAGGGGACAACGACACCTCGGCTGCATTCTGTACCTCTTACGGGCAAATCCAGAGTTTCAGAGCTAGTGGAAATTGCAAAGCTAATTAAAAGACCCTTGATGCCTTGGCAATTGCATGTAGCTACAGATTTATTAAAAATTGACGCTAAAGGTATGTTTGTAAAAAAATCCAGCCTTCTAATCATGGCAAGACAGTGCGGAAAGAGCGAATTTGCTCGCATGCTGTGTTTAACGCACTTATTCCGTTTTGGCAGCAAGAATGTGTTGATTATGTCTTCTAATAGATCAATGGCCTTAACATCGTTTAGAGAAATGATTTACGACATTGAAAGCACACCAGAGTTGATGGCAATGGTTAAACAAATACGCCATGCAAATGGCACTGAGTCAATAGAGCTGTTAAGCGGTGCTCGTCTTGATGTAGTAGCAGGAACGCGAGATGGATCGCGTGGTCGCACTGCCGATTTCTTGTGGATTGACGAATTACGCGAAATTGATGAACAGGGTTTTACAGCTGCCACTCCAACCACAAGAGCGCGTCCCAATGCCATGAGTTTATTCACATCGAATGCGGGTGATGCCTTTAGCACAGTGCTCAATAACATGCGCGAAAAGTGTTTGACAAATCCGCCTAAATCCCTTGGTTATTATGAGTATTCTGCCGAGCAGTATTGCAAGATTGACTTTTCACCAGCCTTTTGGCAACAAGTGGCAAATGCTAATCCTGCCCTTGGCTACACAATTACAAAAGAAACAATTGAAGAAGCCATTTCAACATCAAGTTTGGAAGCTACAAGAACTGAGATATTGTCGAGCTGGATTGATGCCTTACAAAGTCCTTGGCCTATGGGTATTCTTGAAGAAACATCCGATGCCACATTGGAATTGACTGTCGGTGCATACACAGTATTTGGTTTTGATGTGTCTCCGAGCAGACGCACTGCAAGCCTTGTTGCTGGACAACTTATGCCAGATGGTCGCATTGGCGTTGGTATTTTGGAGCAATGGACATCTCAGGTAGCTGTAAGCGATTTACAAGTGGCCGCTGGTATAAAGGCATGGTGCGATTTGTATAGACCAAGGCTTGTTTGCTTTGATCGGTATGCAACTCAATCCATTGCAGATCGCTTGACTCAAAGTGGTGTTGTTTGTGCCGATGTCTCAGGTCAGCAGTTTTATCAAGCCTGTGGGGATTTGCTTAATGGCCTTGTCTCTCATTTAGTGGTTCATAATGGGCAACAAACTCTCATAGATCAAATGAACAATTGCAGCGCGAAAGTCTCGGATTCAGCTTGGAGAATCGTAAAGCGTAAATCAGCAGGCGATATCAGCGCATGTATTGGACTTGCAATGGTTGTGAGCAAGTTAATGCTTCCAACACCAAAACCTCAAATTATCGTTTAGAAAGTTCGTGGCGTGTTGTCTAATTACTTGACAAATGCTATACTCTGTGTCTATGGGTATATTTTCGCGCACAGTGTCACCTCAAAAGAAGCCGACTGTCGAAGCACAGTATGCCCCTACTATTATGGGGGAAAATCTTAACTCCATAGTAAATATGATTTTGCCGCGTGTATCCCGCAACGCTGCCATGTCCGTTCCTTCCGTAGCTAGATGCAGAAACCTTTTAAGCGGTGTCATTGGCGGTCTGCCTCTCAATCTTTATCGCGTTTCTACGGGAGAAGAATTAGGTAATCCAGTCTGGTGCAATCAACCTGCACTAAATCAACCACGATCTATTACGATGGCATGGACAGTCGATTCATTGCTTATGTATGGAGTAAGTTACTGGCAAGTAACAGAGGTTTATGCCGAGGATGGTCGCCCTGCTAGATTCCAATGGATTCCAAATGTCAAGGTAACTTTTAGCACAGATTTAACTAACACTAATGTTACACAATATTACATTGATGCTAAAGCTGTACCAATGTCAGGTCTTGGAAGTTTAATTACATTCCAAGCATTTGATGAGGGCATTCTCGAACGCGGATCAGAAACTATACAAGCAGCAATTGATTTGCGTAAAGCAGCAGTTATTGCAGCAGCAACTCCGATGCCTACTGGTTACATTTCCAATTCAGGTGCTGACCTTGATCCAAAAGAAGTTCAAGGATTGCTTGCTTCTTGGCGACAAAGCAGATTAAATAGATCAACTGCTTATTTAACTTCTACTCTTAGTTACAATGTTGCATCGTTCTCACCTAAAGACATGATGTATGATGAAGCACAACAATTTTTAGCAACTGAAATTGCCAGATTGTGCTCAATTCCTGCTTACATGCTATCGGCTGAAGCCAACAATTCCATGACTTATGCAAATGTGTTGGACGAAAGAAAACAATTTTATTCTTTATCACTAGCTCCTTATGTATGTGCAATAGAGGATCGTCTTTCTATGAATGACATAACAGCAGCAGGAAATGCTGTTCGATTCGATGTAGATTCTTCCTTCCTTAAAACAGAACCAATGCAGCGATTGCTAGTTATTGAAAAAATGCTGGCACTTGGCTTAATTACTGTTGAGCAAGCGATGGAGATGGAAGATTTAACACCTAACGGAAGTAATGGTATCCAATGACAAATATTCTAACTTTCTCGTCAGAGCTAACAGCGAACCTAGAGGAACGCACCATCTCAGGCAAGATAGTCCCACAAGGCACAGGCGAAGTCGGCAACACTTCAGCTGGTAAAGTTGTATTTGAGAAAGGCTCAATTGCACTTCCAGATGATCCTAAAACTATTAAGTTACTCAATCAACACGATTCAAGAAAACCTCTTGGAAAAGCAACAGCTTTCATTGAGCAAGCAGGCGATGGGATTTATGCATCGTTTGCTATTAGTCGTTCCCAACGGGGTACAGAGGCTTTAATTCTGGCTGAAGAAGGTTTGCAATCAGGTTTGAGTGTTGGAGTTGAAGTTATTACATCAAAACAAAAAGGCGGCGTGATGCATGTCTCCGCTGCTCGCTTGTTTGAAGTCAGCCTTGTTACAGAGGCAGCTTTCAAATCAGCACAAGTCACTGATATTGCAGCTGAGGAAACCCCAGTTGTAGAAGAAGAAAACCAACCAACAGAAAGCGAGGCAGTCGTGGAAAATACTCCCGATGTCGCAGCACCAGAAGTTGAGGCAACGGCTGTCGAAGCTGCTCGCCCAACTGTTAGCATAACCAATGTGCGCGAGCGCGTTGCACCACTTACAGCAGGACAGTACCTTGATGCAAACATTCGCGCAGCACTTGGCGATTCAGATGCTCGCCGTAAAGTCATGGCTGCTGACGATTCAACATCGACAAATACTGGCCTAACACTTGCGCCACACCTTAATACATTCATGACAGATACATTCACAGGCCGTCCAGCATTTGAAGCTGTCACACGCGGCTCACTTGCAGGCGTAACTGGAATGTCTTTCACCATTCCTCGTTTATTTACTAATGCTACATCTGCAGATACAGCACCAGCAGTTGCAGCTGTAAATGAAGGTTCAGCAACAACTGAAACTGGAATGACCAGCCAGTATGACACAATTTCTGTCCAAAAATACAGTGGCCTCAACGAGGTCAGTTTTGAGCTCATTGACAGAAGTTCTCCTGCTTTCCTAGATTTACTTATGACAGAACTTCGCAAGGCATACGAAAAAGCAACAGATGCTGCTCTTATCGCCAAATTCACATCAGCGGGAACACAAGCAACGGCTACAGCTGCAACAGCAGCAGGTTTGCAATCATTTATTGCAACTGAAACAGCAGCTGCATATAAGGGAACTGGTGGCGCATTTGCTAACAAGTTAGTTGCTTCAACAGATCAATGGGCTGCAATCAACGGCTATGTGGATGGTTCTTCACGCCCTCTATATTCCGCACAAGGTCAGACACAGAATGCATCAGGCGCAACAGTACCTACAGCAGTTGTCGGTAATGTTCTTGGCACTTCACTTATTGTTGATCACAACATCACAGTAAGCGGTGTTGTTGATGAATCTGCTTTCCTTGTTGCACCAGAAGCTGTTTATACATGGGAATCACCACAGACTGAACTTCGCGTCAATTTGCTTGGTACAGGCCAAATTCAGATTATGCTATATGGCTATCTTGCAATGTATTGCGGTAATGGCAAGGGCGTACGCCGCTATAACCTAACTTAATAAGTTAGAAACTAAGTCGCTCTGAGGGTCAGTAGCCCTCTGACCCTCAGAGTCTTTAGAAAGGATTGAGATGTCACTTTGCACAGAAGCCGAATTACGCGCAGCACTTGGCGTAGGCAGTCTGTATTCGTCTGCCACATTGCAAACAACATGCGATGCAGCAGATGATGTAATCCTTCCTATGTTATGGGCAAATTATGAATTCAATTCGGCTCATAGCAACACAACAACTGAAGGCACTTTATATTTTGATTTTGACATAACAGATGTTTTTTATGTAGGTCAAGTTGTCACTATAAGTCAAAATGGCAGCCCTTTTAATGGTTCAAAAACTCTGACAGCTGTTGGAGAAGATTCAATTACCTTTGCAGTTACTGGCTCACCTACTGCTACTGTCAAACATGCTTGTGTTCCATTTGGCAAAGTTGCTGGCACATCCAATGTTGATTGGACAGCAGATTCAGCCGTACAAGAAGCAGCTTTAATGATCGCTGTTGATATCTGGCAAGCCCGTCAAACCACAAGTTCAGGCGGCGTTGCTGTTGATTTCCAGCCCTCACCTTGGAAGATGGGTTCAGGACTTCTTGCAAGGGTACGAGGTTTGCTCGCACATACACTCGATCCGCGTTCAATGGTTGGATAGGCCATGACAGTTGCTATCACTACACTTAGAACCACACTTGCCACAGCGTTAGTTAATAACGCCAAATGGCAAACATTTGCTTACCCACCAGCAACAATTCTTGCCAATTCAGTTATTGTAAGTCCAGATAATCCTTACATTACTCCTAACAATAATAGTCGTAGCACTATCAGCCCATTGGCAAACTTTAAGCTACTTATCACTGTTCCTCTTTTTGACAACGAGGGGAATCTTAATGGCATTGAAGATGCAGTTGTAAGTGTGTTCGCACAACTAGCAGCGACTTCATTGGTCTATAATGTAGGCGCAGTCAGCGCACCAAGCGTTCTCGAAGCTCCATCAGGCACACTTTTGAGTTGCGAGATGTCCGTATCAATACTAACAAGTTGGAGTTAAATTATGTCCGATAACGACAAGGCAAACGCAGATTGGCTCGTGCGAATCGGTCAAGCTGCAACAGCACCAAAACCAGTTACTAAGAAAGATGAGGAATAATCATGGCTCAAGGCTTAACCAATAAGGTCGGTTTCAAGGTAGGCACAACGAGTCCTGCTTCAATCGATCTCAGTACCTATGTCACTAGCTTTACATTAAATCGTTCAGTTGAATCTTTGGATGTCACATCCATGGGTGATACAGGAAGACGTCAGGTGGCGGGGCTCCAAAATAATTCCATTACTGTGGAACTAATCAATGACGATGCTGCATCAGCAGTTCTACAGACAATGAACACATTGTTTGCTACAAACGCTTATTTCAAATGCGCATTAGATTCAGCTTCTTCTGGCTCTGCTGCAAATCCATTTTACAGTGGGCTCATGCTTGTAGATGCGATTACTCCTATCAACGGAGCTGTCGGCGATCTAGGAACACAGAGTCTAACTTTTCAGGTGTCTGGTGCAATTACAGTTACAACAACTGGTTCATTCTAACAACTAATCAAAGGGGCAAATCATGGCACAATTGAAAATCACATTCAACGATGGAAAAGAGTTGGTCGGAGAGATAACTCCACTTTTGGAATATCAATTTGAACAACACTACAAAAAGGGCTTCCATAAAGCGTTTCGTGAAGAAGAAATGCAAAGTATGGTTTATTTTTTGGCTCATGAAATTACTAAACGCAGTGGTGAAGCAGTAGATGCAAGGCTTGAAACTTTTATTGGCACTCTTAAAAGTGTTGAGGTAGAAGATTCAAACCCTTTGTTGTAAAGCGCGACCTTCCATTCACCTATCTGATTGCTAGGCTAAGCATTAGATTGGGAGTCGCGCCACAGCAATTATTGGAATTAGATCAAACAATGCTTAGGGCATTACTTGATGGCCTGAAAGATGAAGCAAGGGAGAGCGAAAATGCCAGTAGAAGTAAAGGGCGTCATCGCACTCCGTAAAGCACTTAATGCCTATGCTCCAGATTTGGCTAAAGAACTCACAGGTGAAATAACCAAGTCACTAAAAGTCATTCAAAAGGATGCTCGCGGTTTTGTGCCTAACAAAGCTCCAGCTGGTCTTTACAATTGGGAGTTCAATCCTAATCGTAAATTAACTGCCAAAAACTCTATGTTCAGAACTTTTGCACCAGAGGGAGAACGAGTGCGATTCTTCCCACTTTACAATGCCACTGAAATCAAGCGCGGTATTGTCTATCGCACTGGTTATGGCAAGCCAAATGCTAGAGGGTTTAGATCATTGTTTAGGGTTCGTAATATGTCAGCAGCTGGTGCAATCTATGAAACTGCTGGTCGAAAAAACCCTGCTGGTGATCCAGCAAGCAAATCCAATAACCCTAATGCTGGTGCTAGATTTGTTCAGCAGGGTGCTCTTTATGGTCGCAAGCGCGATGGCCAAGATATGCGAGGGCGGCTTATATTTCGGGCTTGGGATCAAGATGAGGGCAAGCAGACCACAGCTATTTTCAAAGCTATTGATGTAATCAATGCTAAGTTTAACAAGCGCACGACTGTAAGCAGTTCGCAGGCAATTGCATGAGCAACATTCTTATCAGCCTTGCCGCTGAATTTACAGGCAAGAAAGCATTTAAGGATGCTGAAACTGCAACAAAAAAATTAAACAACAGCGTCAAAAAACTAGCTGGTGCAGTAGGTCTTGCTTATGGCACTTCTGCAATTATTGCTTATGGTAAAGCCTCTTTAAAGGCTTTTGTAGCAGACGAAGCTGCAGCCACACGACTTACTAGAGCTGTAGAAAATCTAGGTATTGGTTTTGCTAATCCCGAAATTGCGGACTTTATTGGCAAATTGGAAAAATCAGCAGCAATTGCAGATG